AAAGCGGGGTTTACCGCAAGCCCTGACCCTTTGCTAACAATATTAAATCTATTCAATATCGCTGCTGAAAGCAAATCATACACAAATGGATTTCTCGAAATATCGCTTCTTAGGTCACTGCACATGCAAGATCCTGCGATATGTGGATTCGGAGCTGGCGCGACTGGAACCCACATCGGGCGATCTATTACTTTCTTAAAATTATTAGCCATTACGTTATTCTCCCTCTGACTTGCATTGCCCAAGCGGCACGACGGTTTGCATCCACCTGAACATCAGCAGCATAGCTGCCAATATTCGTTTGATTCGTCACTGTACTTACAGTCGTTACACCAGTGACAGTCGTAATAGTGTTTATTATGCCGCTTATAACGCTGATCCTGAGAGCGTTTAAAGTTCTGTCTAACCAGTTAGGATATGCAAGAAAGTTTAAAACATTTTTAAGTAAAGGAATCAAAGAAGCTTCCAAGACTGAGCTTTGCGATGTTTTAACCGCAATAGCGTCATCAGAATTATATACAATCTGAATTAAATCGCTAGGACTATGGCTGGAAGTATCCACGTTTAAAGTTAATGTATTTTCATTTAAAGCAGTATATCTCAAACTTTCACTAGCGGACGCATATAATAAAACGCCTCTCGTCTGATTGATTATCGCGACCAACCTTCTTACATCAAAATTCTCTATATCAAGCCTGATAGTGCTAACGCCAGCAACTCCCGTCGTAAAATTAACACTTGCTAAAATAAAATCTTTCATCCAAATACCAATGCCTTAATTATAGCGTTACTTTCTTGAGCCGAACTTACTGGTTTATTTACATCTGAAGTATTATCGACGTTTCCCAATCCTACAGACGTTTTATCAAGGCTAGTTATCTGAGCTTGAAGCTTCCCCAATGCCGATAAAACTGTATCCGTGGCTGAAATCACAGAGCTTGAAGCTAAACTCAAGCCAGTCAAAACCCCTGCCAGAACAGTAGCAGCAAAATCACTAATCGTGCTTGCTAACTGCGTCCCCGAGTGATTCGATCTATTTCTATTAGCCGTGTCTCTTGAATTTAACTGTGCAGTCGTCTCGAAATTTGCTATCGAAGCAGATTCCAGTTTTAAATCTAGGGCAGTCTGCAATCCACTAACAGTGCTAATCGCCTGCGTTCCCGTATGCGTAGCTCTGTCGCGAAGCTGTGCATCCGTGGCGTTTACAGTCGCACCAGAGGTAATCCCAGAGAGCTTTGTTTTCTCTGCATCAGTAAAATGTTTTCTCGTTGCTGTTTCGGTGAGATCATCTAATGTACTTGGTATCGTAGGCTTATTTAAAATCTGAGAATCACCAGAAACGCTATTCCAGTCCGCGTTTACATTCACCTCCGCACCAGCAGCTATGCCAGCTAGTTTAGTTTCCTGTGCATCAGTGAACGCATTAGTGTTTGCCTGCCCTTCGTAGGCTGTTTTTATGACCGCTCCCAGCGTGCTTAATTCTAAATCAGGCATGAACTACATAATTTCCTAAATGTTTAATTGGTACGCCCAGATGAGTAACTGCATTAACAGGAACAACATCAAACGCTTTAAGTAAGCTAAATCTAAGCTCCGCGAAGTCTTCGTGAATCAATTTATTCAAGCGGTAATCAATACCGCCCCAAGTAAGCAAATCTCCAGAGCGTGGTCTGCGAGTCAATCCCGAAGTGAATATACTCGCTACCTTCTGCCTTTCGATTACCTCAGAAACTCCATTGAAAACCACGATCTCAGCATCGTCTATAATCGCTTTTACTGTAACTTCAACATCATCAATATTTAAAGCGATAGACTCCCCAAAAACTGCTAACTGACCAAGCTTTGCAGAATTTACGGTTACATCAAAAGCCGAATTTCTAGATTCAGAGCCTGAGCCAACCTTAACCAAGCTAAATCTAAGCTCCGCGAAGTCTTCATGAATAAGCTTATTGAGACGGTAATCTATACCGCCCCAAGTAAGCAAATCTCCAGAGCGTGGTCTGCGAGTCAATCCCGAAGTGAATATACTCGCTACCTTCTGCCTTTCGATTACCTCAGAAACTCCATTGAAAACCACCATTTCAGCATCATCTATAATTGCCTTTGCTGAAATAATATCGCTATCAATGTTTAAAGCGATCACCTGCCCGAATTGGGCTTCCAGTGATCGCTTTAATGATGATGAATTTTTGAAAATGCTCATGGGTTCGCCCCTTCAGCGATTAGCTAGCACCGATGTTCTCAGTGAATCTCAAGAGAGATATTCTGCCAGCATAATCAGACGTACTTGCAGCAGCCTCTTTAGCTACACCGATTTTTAAATTACTGCCGACTGTTTTAGTTATTCTATTATTCGTCGCGTCCCAATAGACAGGATCACCAATCGCTAAAGCTTGATTTGTTGCGTGAGTTTCTTTAGTGAAAGAAACTTCGCCACCGTATCCCACCGTATAAGGCTGACCTGAAGATGCTGGAGTGATAACGACTCCAATTTCCTTAGTTACGCCAGAACCAAAATAAACCACTCGCTCAGCAACCATCGTTGCACCCGCGATTTCAGTCGTAGTTTTTTCAAATGCATATTTTAAGTTTTTCATAAATTCTCCTTAAGTGTTGTCAGCCTTAACTATAGTATCTTGAGAAGCTACCATCGCAGCAAAGTAATCCACCACTTGGAATACGATCGATCTAGTCTTATCTTCGAAGTAGTTTAATATTCTACCATTAGGCGCACCTTGATAATAAGCGTGTCTTAACGCTGGACGACCAGCATTAGGATTTTGCATACCGTAGAAATCAACTAAGCTCGCATTGTCTAATTCCGCATCAGTAACGAGTTTCGTAGATACGTTATTTATTGCATTTCCTAGAGTGAATCCATTCACGTTAGAAACTTGATTAGCTAAAATCGTTCCATATAGAACCTTGCCAAGTGCAGCTTCGAGAGCTACTGGAGCAACAATTATATCCATTCTTGGATTTAGCGTTATTACTTTTTTCTCCGCAGATGTTATCGTGTATTTTCTAAAATACGCTCTTAAAGCTGATAATCCAGCTTCGTCCGCAGTCGCAGTCGTGAAACGACCACTAGCAAACGTCTCCGCAGAAAGAACTCCATAAACTAGATTATTACGTGTTCTTTGCAGAGCTGCTGCAAACTCAAGAGCTACTTCAACGAACGCACCTAAGTCATCATTGATTAACATCTCTTCGCTGATCTGAATTTCGTTTCCGAATGAATCAGGCTTTAATGACTTAGAACTCTCTGTTAGTGTAGTTCTTACAAATTGACCGTTTTCAGTACGTTTGATCAAATTACCGATCAAATCAGTTCCTACATAAGTTTTTTGCTTAAGATCTTTCAAACCATCAGCTCTAGAAATCATCTGATAAGTAGGGTTAGCCGCTACAAGACCATCTTCAAGTAAACGATTAGCCGAACTAACTAAAAGCGTGTTGAAATCAGCCGAGCTGTGAGCTAAATTCTCTTTACCTACACTGTAAGCCGTTTTCAGGATTGCTAATTCATTACCTTTAGCAGAGCCGAATTTACCAATTCCATTTGAGCGTAAAAATTCAAGCATCAATTCAGTGAATGAATAATACATTAACTCAGTTTCTGTCGAATTTCTCGCGAGTCTGTCTTCTATAGCCTTAGCGAATTTCTCTGAATTGTTACGCTCAGCTAATTTAGTTTCAACTGCTGGAGCAGCTCCCACGGGATTGATTACTGGCTGAGCTTTTCTTAGAGCTTCAAAAATTTCTAATTTAGCTTTTTCTGGAGTTACCGAAGTGTCATCCAGTAGCTTATTCAATGACACTGAGTCATTAAAACTTAACTCAGAAGCATAACTTCTAATCGTTTGCTGTCTAAGGTTTTCTTTCCTTGCAGCATTAGCTAATTCTTCTTGCTTAGCTAGTTCTAATCTTTTTAGTTCTTCTTCGTCCATTTTTTTTGATTCCTTAATCGGCTCTATCTCTGAGCTTAATGCTCTTGTCTGAATTTGTAAATTTTCCTTGAAATTTTTTTTAAAGTTTTCTTCAAATTGGCTTAGAGAAACGACCTTAGCACCCATCAATGCAGGCACGGCCACAAAACTTAATTCATACGGTCTGTGTTTTGTAACTTCAAATACTGGCCATTCATCTTTACCAAGCAACATTGTCCCGATTTCTTCTTGTTCCAAAACTTCCAAGCCCACTGAAACACTGTTCCAGAAACCATCTTTAATTTTTCTTAAAACTTCTTTCCCTTCATCTGAACCATCATCGATTTTAAGCAACATAAATCTAGAATCTGCTCTGACCACGCTGCCGATCACGTTTTCAATGCTTTCACTTTCGTGATCTTTCAATACTGGGATTCCGTTTTCGATTCGAGAATAATCGACTGCTGCATCAGGAGTAAATTTTATAAATTTGTAGGCCATGCCCTCCCATGTTGAGTTTTCGAAATCATATCTCAAAACAGTTTCAGGAGCCATGTATTCGACTACAACTTCATTACTTCCAAGCTCAGCTCCACCGAGAAACTGCTCAGCAGCTAGTTTTTCTCCGCTTTTGAAGTTGAAACTTAAATTAATATTTTTAGCTTTAGGTATTGGCATTTTTATTACTCGTCTTAAATCTTCCTAAATCGTCTGCTGGATCTCCATCATCATAAAGCTTGTTTGTGATTTTGTCTTGTCTGTATGCAGCCCTTTCAGCGAGTAACTCTTCATAAGTCGAATTACTGTATTCCGCGACCGCATCTTTATAGCTCATAACGCCTAATCTCAGCATTTTCTTCAGAGCTTCAGCCTCTTTCACTGGGTCAAACATGAACATCGCTTCAAATCTAGGTCTTGGCAATTTTGTCAGCCCTAAATCATATTTAACATTTGCAAAGGCGATCACTTCCTTAAACATATAGCCTAGCAATCTATACACCACGCCATTTCTAAGCATTTTAGTTCTTTTCAAAAATGGCAACATAGCTCCACGCAACGAACTAAAGTTCACGCTTGCAAAATTATTAGTTAATAATGGCTCTGGGATATGCGTTCCAACTGCTACAAGCCTGCCATTGACCAAGTGATAAGCCTCATACTCATCAGTCTTTGGCTGAGTGGGAAAACTTGCTTCAAAACCTTCTCCAAGCTCAAGCACTGTGCCATCAGTAGCCGTGTCGATCCTAGTTTTTCCAGCACTGATCGGGGGAATCCCTGCATCAGCTTTTCCAGAGTTCGGAGCATTGCCAAAAAAGCCACCAAGACCAGATTTTTTTAAAATCATTGCAAACATACCGCTCAGAGTCTGCTTCCTGATCTGACTTCTATCATATTGACTAAGCTGATCAAGTCTGACTATCACAGGTGTCAGTAATGGCATCGCTAACGCCTGTGCTGGTCTATTCTTCAGAGAATAGCTGAGATGATGGATCTTGTCAGCTTCAATTTCGACCGTTTCGCCATAGTTTGCGATATTCTCGCCTGATGGGTGAGTCTTATAAAAAAAATAACCAATAACGCGGCCCTGCGAATCATAACGAATCCCTTTATCTATATAGCTTCCATCTGTATATTTTGGCGGATTAATCACATCTCTTGCTAGTTGATCATACTCCAGAAGCTGGAACGAACAGTTAAAAGGTGATTTATAATCTACCATTTTGCGAATAAAAACATCACCATCTTTCAAAGCTAAATACAAAGCGTTCCAGATCAGCTCATCGAAATTAAATTTACCGTAAAAATCAAGAGACGTACTTTCTCTAACTTCATCAAAAATCTCTTTCATCTTCGCAATGCTGCTTTCAGAGCCTTTAAGTTTCGTGAAATCAATCGTAATAAAGCTTCCAATCGTATAATCACAGTAGAGAGTCAAAGCATTGCTTGCAAGCTCATTATTCTCAGCCAGAGATCTTGATCTTGCGATCAGATTCTGCCTGCTGAAGCCATATTCAGCGTTAGGACTTACGTTTATATTATATTGCGTTGAGATTCCGTGCTTGTAGCTACTGGAACCCCCTTCAAATCTTAAATTTAAAAACTTTTTTAGCGTTTTGAACATTAGAAATAGCTCGTATCCATTGCTGGATTATAAACTGAGACTGCATTAGATTGATTTGCTTCTTGACCTATCCAGCTTGCTAGCTTCATAGCCTCGTCCACGCTGTAATTCTCGACCTCTTTATCACCGTGCTTGACTCTCTTGCCGCTTAAAACCTGAGTTTTAAGCTGTGCAAGATCCGCTTGATTAAAAGTTCCTGAGTTATCTGGCATGATCTAATCGTCGAAAGCACTCGGTATCCGCTTGATACTTCCCGCATCTAGATCATACTTGACCTGATTGATTTTGTCATTTTTAACATCATTAGCCTGAGCTGGAGCCTGTGCAGGCAAGACTTCCTCCACTTCTGCTAAGTTCTTAAAGTCTGAAATTAAAATATCATGGGCTAGGATCGCGTAGACAGTGCAATCTAGTACCTCGTTTCTAACGAATCCGTTTTTTCTTTCCCAGATTGGTTTTCCTGAATATTTCGAGTGTATTTTCACCTCAGAAGTTAGCTGAATGAATATCTCATCCTGAACATCAAACGGAAACACCAGAGAACCCTTCTCGCAAACTGCTAAATCATAGCGAGAGTACAGCGTTTCCTTAGCTTTAAACGTATTCAGCCTATGAACAGGCAGCTTCAAAGAACCTGTTTCAACAAAAGTTTTGCCCAGATAGCTTCTCGCATCGTCATGCCGAGACTCACCTTTGATGAATTGGAAAATAGGATTAGAACCAGCTAGCGACCACGCATAAGCTATCTTTTCAGCTTGATAACCAGCATCCAAGAAGCCGCCTGTAATCGGCATGCTGCGAAAACCAACCTGATAAACCTTTCCAAAACATTCTTGCAGGAACGGAACCAGAGTTACAGCGATATCCTCCCAGTTCACGCCATGAACCTTGTTTCGTTCGATAAAAAATTGCCTGCCCTTCGCGTCCCAGCCCCAAACGCTACACTCAGCCCAAGTTTTTTGAAAGTCGAAGCCTGCTGTAATGTGGGTAATCTCGGCAGGGAGCTTGCTCGGGAGATATTCAGTTTGATTAAGTTTGAGCGTTTCAATATCTGCTTCTATTTCCACCTTGCTGTATGGTAAACCTAGAACGGTATTCGTATAAGTTATTAATTCAGCTTCTTTACTTTGAGCCTGTTCCCAATCTCTCAGAAGTTTCTCCCAGCTTGAGCCTATGCCCTGAACTGTCATGAATTGATTGTTATGAAACGATCTAAACCTGTTTATCTGAGCAGGATTCTTAGCGATATACTTGCCTCTTTTGACAATATTGTCTCTGTCTGATTCTTCTATCACGCCACCGCACGCAGGACACGCGAAGGCATACACCAGATGAGCATGATCCACGATTGCATTTTTAGGATCGAGCTGGTGATAATGACCGCAGTGAGGACAAGGAACGCTCCAGTATTCTTGCGAGCCTAGCTGAAACTCTCTCCATACTTTA